CCATCGCAGAAAATACACGTGCGTCTTGACACAATACTGCTACACTTGCCACTTTCATGCCAAAATCTTGTAAAACCTTTGCTAACTTTATACGCTCACAGTTCAAATCGACCACATGTTTACCACCTGATATACCAAATACACCTGTAGAAACAGATCCACTGACACCCATGCTACACACATCTTGAGACATAGAAGAATAAGAAGGTGAGTTAGCTGATGGTGGTGGTATTTCTGATGCGGCTGTAGAGTTTGTAGTATTATTTGTAGTTGTGCTCGTTGTGTCGTTTGATGATCCAGACGCATACGTATTGTTGTTTGTTGTCGTATATCCACCTGTAATATTTGTGTTACTGCCAGATGTGTTGCTTTGTGTGTTGGTGTCGTTTGCTACTGCAGCTGTTGCAAATAGTATTGTAAATAATATTAGTAGTTTTTTCATTTCTCCTCCAGAAGAAAATTTATAGATTAATTTTGTTATCGAACCCTTCTATAGGATATGAATCAATTTCAAAACAAAAAGAATTAAAATGTGCATCGTGATCACCTTGTCTTTTGGCATAATTTTTGAATTCTTGCACGTAAATCTTAGTCGATTCTATGCAAGTCTCCTTGTCTGGATACAGATATCCTTGATATTTTACTGACGGCCAATTTGGCATCGACGTTATTATTATTGCCATGAACACTTTTATCATTTTTTCCCCTCATGTAGTGTTTTTCAGGGTTGTATTTTAACCATTTTTTTAAGTTATACCAGATCTTTCTTGTTCTTGTCATACCGTTACATACCATTACATCATTACACTATCGTTACATAGGACCCTCACTGCTCGAATGAGCAGCATAGAGAGTCCACTGGGTGAAATGAAGTTGAGGATTTATATATATGTTACAAGGCGTTACGAGTAAAGTTTTTTCTTGACACGATTTGTGGCGGAAACCTGCGAAATAAAGTTCTTGAAATGTTTTGGTAAGAATGTTATAAGAACATTAAATGAGAATGGTGCAACATTCTCAGAGTATGGCTGAACAACTGTAACAAGGTAGTAAGGCACACTTTCCGGGGAATATGTCCAAATGGATGAAGGACTGGAGGTAGGTACTGAGTACTGGTTAATCCAAATTAGATTGACTTGTCGGGGAAGGTTGGGGGTAGTCAAAGAATCCCCCTACTCACAAAGAAAGAAAGATATGATAAGTCAGAAGGCATTTAACACTTGGTTACAAAACTCTAAGTCAGGAGATAGAATAACCTATTACAGAGGGTATCTATGTGATCCTTACTTACAACCAATAGCAGCAACTGCTGACCGCGACAGAGTAAAAAAATTAGGAAAGTCAGTCCTTGCAGTCGCGGAAGCAGGGCTGTTATTTCTGACACAAAAAAGACATGATGATTTTGATTACGAATACATAGCGGTGAGGAAATGATTTGGACATTGTTTTGGTTTTTTCTTATACCTATAAAGTTTTATATAGCTTTCTATCTGTTGATATGGATCTATAAGATATTTGCGTATATGGTGGGATTATGAGTTTAGAGGCAAGATTAATTAAATTAAAGATAGAGTTAGATAAATCTGCTTTACGTCATCCCATAACTGTGCAACAAATACTAGATCGTAAAAAATGGGAGAGAGTTCGTAACATATTAATTAATAGGTATAAAAGATATGAGTGAGCCAATAATAAAAGAAGTAAATACTAGAGATGAATTAAAACGTGCAGAAGATGCATTTTACAGTGCAATGTTTGAAGGTGATGAAATAGAAATGTGCCAGGCACATGCAGCTGTAGGTTTATTACGAGTCAATGATTGACTCAGAAGTTTGCCCAGAGTACCCAGGTTTTTAATGCGTTGGTTGTATTATTCAATATGGCTATCAATAGCTATTGGGTTTTTGTGCATATACAGTATAGGAGCGTCATGAAACATAANTTTAAAGAAGTACAAATGACAAGAGATGTAGCGATACAAGAAATAAATAGGATGATAGATTTTTACCGTGATGCAACTAGTAAGTCANATTACAANAGTGCAGATCATTCTATAAAACAAGCAGAGAAAGCATTNGATTATTTATCTAATCAAANACTTTGCCAATGCGAGGATGAATGAGTAAAAAAACAAAAGAAGAAATAGCACACGAAAAGAAACGTGATGCATTAATAAAAGAAAAACCACAAGAGTGGGAGCACATACAAAAGGAACGACAAAAGATACGTCAATTAAGAACAGAAGATGCTTTGTCAGATGCAGGAATAGACCACACAGATCCAACTGTAACGTTTACACAACCTGCAGAGGGTACACAAATAGGTGGTATGAAAGCTTTTAACGTAGAAAAAGGCGAAGAAAGAAATACATACCAGATAGTTACCAAACGTGAGATAACATTTAGTTATTTGATACGTGCCAAGAATGAAGAAGACGCAATGATCAGAACATTGTCTTTTGTTAGTAAAGATGGTAGTGGTCAACGTGAAGATGTAAAAAGACCCATGTACCACGGCAAGCCGATGATACGTGAGTGGATAGAAAAGATAGTTAAATTATCTTAATGGACATCAATAACATACCAATGGTCCGTGTGACGTGGCGTGACGCCCGTGATATGGAGACTGGCTGGCTAGATATAAAAGATATCATTGCAGCACCGTTAGCTGTGTGCCAGGAGGTTGGTTGGATGGTAGTGAATAATGATGAGAAGATAGTGATTATGCGTTCGTGGTGCTTGGACCGGGATGATAATCATGGTGGTGGTGCAATAGCATTGCCAAAAGGATGGATAACAAAAATAGAATATTTACAGGTAGGACATGCAGACGTACGAAATTAATTTATGGAAAGACAAAATTGTAGTTGAGAAGATAGTAAAACAATTTGATAATGATGATCAAGTATTAGAGTATATACAAAATAACTTTGACACTGATCCAACACCAAACTATCCTGGTATGGACCCAGAGAGAGGATACATAAGGCCAAAAGCTTCAGACTATATAATTACATGGTCACAAGTAAACACATATGTAAGAAAAAAAGGACCAAAAAGAATAGAACTTACAGAAGAAGAGAAAGAAATACAAAAAACATTAGAAGCATCTATAACAAAAGAAGCAATAGATGAGTGGGGTGAAAGAGAAATGTTAAACCAGGTAAGACAAGATTACTGGTCAAATCCAGATGCTACAGGATTGGAGGATAAAAAATGAGTATTGGCAAAGGTATTGGCAAGAACAAAAAAGGATTAACACCAAAACAGGCACAGTTTTTGGCTAAAATTAAGGCTTTTATCAAGGCAAATGGTTACTCACCATCGTATGAGGAGATAAAACAGATGTCCAAGATGAAATCAAAGAGTAATGTGCATGCGTATGTACAATCACTAAAAAAGCGCGGATACATTGACGATATACCATATTCAAAGCGTAGTATCGTGGTATTATAGAAGGTATTGTATTGTGCGCTGGATGCTAAAAAGTTTTTTTATTTTTTTATTTACCGGGATCTTCCAATACCGTAATACCAATTGCCAATTCTCTATATGGGATAAGGGATACCAGGTATTACGGAGGTATTACGAGTTCATGGTAAAAGAGTCAAATTATGGTATTTTGGAGTTAAAATGAGTGAAAAAGACATATATAACAACAAGTTAGAACAGATTGAAAAGAAGGTGGTCCGTAATACCATTGCCAATACCAGAGATATGGCATTGAAACACCCAAAGGGTGAGGATGGATTGACAGATAGACAGCGTATATTTGTAGAGATATACGTGAAAGAGGGTGGTAGGTTGACACCAACAGAGTGTGCAAGACAAGCTGGATATAAACCTGAACGTGCAGCAACTACAGCATCAGAGTTGTTGAATCCAAAGAAATACCCCAAAGTAGTACAAATGGTGAACAAGAAAAGAAATGAATTACATGAGACACACAAGGTAGAAATGAACAAGCATGTTACAGAGTTGGCTAGGTTAAGAGAGAAAGCATTGTTGGACAAGTCACATAGTGCTGCTATCAACGCAGAAAGATTACGTGGCCAAGCTGCAGGATTGTATGTAGAAAGAAAAGAAATAAGAACAGGATCAATTGACGATATGTCAAGAGAGGATGTTTTGAAACAATTAAAGGAGTTAGGATTAACAGGTGAGTTCAAGAAAGAAGGTGCCAACACAGTCTTATCAGTCGAGGAGAAATCCGATGGCGAAAGAATTAAGGACATCACAGAAGTATCATCAGAGAGTAACGAAGAACAAGAAAAAGTATGACCGCAAAGCCGGAAACAAACTTTTGGAAGAATTTAAAGACATGTTTAGAAGATGGTAACTTCCTTGTATCTCGTATTGAGTCCTACGCTACACCAGGATTCCCAGATTGCGTAGCTTTTCATAAAGACACAGGATTTATAACGTTAGAATTAAAAGTGTTGAAACGTAGTAAGAAAGGTACCGAATCGGTACTAATATCACCACTACAAAATGCCTGGCATGTGAGGTTTGCGAGAGAGGGTGCACCAGTATATATCTTGGTTTACGACCCAGACGCACGCACCATAAACGTNTTTGACGGCGTTGAAACTCCCAAACTCCTGCAAAAAGAGTACTCNAAGGTAAGTGTNCTATGGCGTGGTCCAGTTTCCCGGGCGCCCGCTGCGCTGGTTCACCTNGCAGAAGCCCACAAACTCCCAAACTCCCGTAGTTATCCACAGCCTGTGGACAAATAACGCTTGACATAAGTTACGCACCGGGCCCAGCAGCAGAGTTTCGTGCAAACTCCCAAACTCCCGTAATAAAATCCCCACGTTTCTGCCATTTCTCATGACAGGGGTTTACGCACCGGGCGCGCCGGTA